GCTATGATGGCTATTTTTAATGCACCTTTAGATATAGAAGATCAAGAAGACAGAGCCATACAAACAGCCATAGAGATTATAGACGGAATAGAAAAACTCGATTGTGGTGTAAAAGTGGGGGTGGGCATCAATTCAGGTGAGGCTGTTGTTGGTAATATGGGGTCTAAAACTAGGTTTGATTATACCGCTATTGGAGACCCAGTAAACACCGCAGCAAGACTTGAATCTGCAACTAAAGAAGTAGGAGAAGATATACTAATAGGAGATACTACTAAAAAAAGTTGCAAATTTGAGTTAAAATTGTTAGATCCAATAAAAGTAAAAGGAAAACAAAAGGCTTTACAGATATATACAGTTAAAAATGGCAACTAGAAAAACAAAACTTGACCACCACGAAGAAATTTGTGCTATAAGATATAAAGCAATAGAAGATCGGCTTGAAGCAGGATCTCAAAAGTTTGTTAGATTTGAGCAAATGATTTGGGGATTATATATACTTATCATAGGTTCGCAAATTATAGGGGTGTTTATTAGATAATGGGTGGCATTCTTAGTAAAGTTTTAGGAGGAGTAGTTTTAGTCTTGGGAATAGCTTTGTATTTTTTATGGAACGAAAACACCAGACTATCAGCTTTAAACCAAGCGTTTGAATTAAGAGATCAAGAACAAAAGCTTGCAATAGAAAGCTTGCAAAACGATTTTAAATTACAAACTGAAGGTTTATTACAGCTTCAATCAAGAAATCAATCAATAGAAGCTGAGATGAGTAGATATTTGGATATTTTTAAAAGACATGATTTAACCAAGTTAGCAGCAGCAAAACCTGGATTATTAGAACCAAGAGTAAACAATGGAACAAAAAATGTATTTGACAGCATTGAAGAAGATAGTCGTAACATCGATGATCTTGATGACGGTCTGCAGTTGCAGCCTGATTCCAAGTAAACAACAAGTCGAGGTTATTTCTAAACCTATAGAAAGAACTATAGTACAACCAATTATGCCACGGGAAATAGACTTAAAAGAACCTTATTGGTATGTGGTGAGTGATAAAAATTTAGATGAGTTTTTAGAAAGAGTAGAAAAAGAACATGGACAAATTGTATTTCTTGCTATGTCTGTCCCTGATTATGAAATCATGGCGTATAATATGCAAGAACTTAAAAGGTATATAAATGAACTTAAAGAAGTTGTGGTTTATTATAGAAAAGTTACTACAAATAATAATAAAGTGGGAGAAGAATAACATGAAAATTTCAGAAGAAGGCAAAGCATTAATTAAAAGATTTGAAGGGTGTGAATTCGAGGCTTATAAGTGTAGTGCGGATGTTTGGACCATAGGATACGGTCACACTAAAGGCGTGAAAGAAGGAGATAAGATAAATCAAGATGAATCAGAACATTTATTGTCTGAAGATCTAGAGGAGTTTGAAAACTATGTTAATGATTTAGTTGAGGTGGATTTAAATCAAAGCCAGTTTGACGCTTTAGTTGCTTGGACGTTTAATCTCGGTCCATCAAATTTAAAAACTTCTACAATGTTAAAAGTTTTAAATCAAAAAGATTATGATAAAGTACCTAGTGAAATGAAACGATGGAACAAAGCAGGCGGTAAAGTTTTAGAGGGCTTAATGAGAAGAAGAGAAGCAGAATCTCTTTTATTTGAAGGCAAAGACTGGTATGAGGTGTAGTTATGCCCTTAAATAAGTTTGTGTTTCGTCCTGGAATTAACCGTGAAGGGACAGATTATGATAATGAAGGGGGATGGTTTGATTCCAACCTTGTTCGTTTTAAAAACGGAAGACCACAAAAAATAGGTGGTTGGACAAAAGACAGCACAGAAACTTTTTTAGGAAACGCAAGAGCACTTCATGGTTGGGTGTCTTTAGAAGGCACAAAATATCTAGGGGTTGGTACAACTTTAAAATACTACATTAAACAAGGTAATAGTTATAACGATGTTACCCCTATAAGAGCCACCACTTCGGCAGGAGATGTTACATTTTCCGCTACTAATGGAGACGCAACAATAACAGTAACTGATACCAGTCATGGAGCGGTTGCTAATGATTTCGTTACCTTTAGCGGTGCTGCTACTTTAGGGGGACTTATTACTGCTGCTGTATTAAACCAAGAGTATCAGATAGCCACAATTGTTAATACAAACAGCTACACTATTGAAGCAAAAGATACTTCTGGAGCTACGGTTACTGCTAATAGCAGCGACAGTGGCAACGGAGGAAGCTCAGTTGTGGGAACGTATCAAATCAATGTAGGATTAGATGTATTTGTTGCTGCTACAGGTTGGGGTGCAGGAACATGGGGAGCTGGTGGATGGGGATCGTCCAGTGCTATTTCTGCCAATAATCAATTAAGACTTTGGACACATGATCATTTTGGAGAAGATTTAATTATTTGTCCACGTGGTGGCGGTGTTTATAAATGGGTAGAAAATAATGGAGTAACTACTAGAGCTGTAAAACTTTCTGAGATATCTGGTGCAAACCAAGTCCCTACTGTTGGACTACAGGTGATCACCTCAGAAAAAGATAGACATTTAATAGTCTTGGGTGCGGATCCGTTGGTAGATTCTTCTCGTACAGGAAGTAGTGACCCTATGTTAATAGCTTTTAGTGATCAAGAAAACTCCATAGATTTTGAAGCCAGAAGCACCAATACAGCAGGAGAACTTAGACTATCTTCTGGTAGTAAAATTGTTGGTGCTGTAAAAGCAAGACAAGAGATATTAATCTGGACAGATACTGCGTTATACAGTATGCAGTTTATTGGACCACCGTACACATTCGGAATAAACCTGATTAATGAGAATACAGGATTAATGGCACCTAAAGCAGCAGTAACTGCACCAACAGGAGTGTTTTGGATGGGGTATGATAACTTCTATGCCTATACAGGATCAATTAAAAAAGTTCCTTGTAGTGTTCTGGGTTATGTCTTTAATGATTTTAATTCTAGTCAAGCCTATAAAGTTCACGCCTTCACCAATACGCAATTTGATGAAGTTGGCTGGTTCTACTGTTCTGCGGACTCTACTGAAATCGATAGATACGTTGTTTATAATTACTCTGAACAAGTTTGGTCATACGGTCAATTAGAAAGACACGCTTGGCTAGACGCTGGTGTAGAACCATATCCAAGAGCTTCCTTAGATTCATATCTTTACGAACAAGAAACAGGGTACGACGCTGACGGTAGTCCTATGACTAATGTTTACATAGAATCTAGCGACTTTGATATAGGAGACGGAGAGCAGTTTGCGTTTATTAATAAAATGATCCCTGATATACGCTTTTTAAGTAATAGCTCTGGAGGTCAAGTTAATTTTGTGTTAAAAACACGCAATTTTCCAGGAGACAGTCTAACCACAAACAGCACAACTGCAATCACAAGTAGTACACAACAAGCACACATAAGAGCAAGAGCACGTCAAGCGGTAGTGAGGTTAGAGTCCGACGATGACAACACCCCTGCAAACACATCTACGGGATGGCGATTAGGAGCAACACGTTTAGACATAAGACCTGATGGAAGAAGATGAGCAAACTCTTAGTATCAAGATTACCTCAAGAAATGGAAGAGGTTGTCAATGCAGGAACGTACAATCGTTTAATACGCATACTGGAACTTAATTTAGGTGAATTTGATCCAGACAATATACGTCAAATAGATGATTCAGAAAAAGCAAAGTTACAGTTTAATCCAGGAAGTCTTGTCTGGAACACGAATAATGAATCTTTAGAAGTGTGGAGCGGTAGTGAGTGGCTCACTCTTTCTACACCTCAAAATAATCGTGGTTTATCGGCTACAGGATCGGTGGGAGAGGTTACATTAAAAATAGCAGGAGCAACAAGTATAGCACTATGATCCTAAAAACAATATACAACCTTGTTTAAATTAGTTAAACTAATTAATTAGAGGAGTTGAACATAAATATGCAAGCTCAAGGTTTACAAAGTTTAGAAGAATTAGCAGACGCTCGTCACTCATTAGCGATGCATGGTCGCTACGGAGACACGACTATAGGTCATTTAACTCCTGGAGAAATGGTTCTCCCAAGACCTATAGCGGATGACCCTGTATTAAAGAGACAATTATTTGACGCTTTTGAACGTCACGAAATCAACCCCTACCAATATCAAGTAGGACATTTTGAAAACTCAATTAACCCACTTACTGGGGTTCCTGAATTTGGATTCTTTAAAAAGATCGGTAAGTTCCTTAAAAAAGCAGCCCCCACTATTGGTAAAGTTGTGGGATTCGCTCTCGGTGGACCAGCAGGTGCAGCTATTGGTGGTGGTATTGGCGGAGCAGTAAAAACAGGAAATTTAAGTGGAGCATTAAAACACGCAGCTTCTGGTTATGTACTTGGTAGCGTCGGTGCTGGTGCTGGTCTTAAAGGTGGAACTCTTGGACAAACAGGATTTAGAGAAGGTATAGGAAGTATATTTAAAGGCAGTGCACAAGGTGGTATGTGGGGCTTAGGAGCCACTCCAACCACCGCTGAAGGTATTGGCGGATTTTTACAAAACGTAGGAGCAAGAGGTGCAGCAGGGTTGGGATTTGGTTCAATACCAGCAGATCATGTAGCAGGAAACTTATTCGGTAAAGATGGACTATGGTCAGGTTTATCAGGGATGGAAAAAATGGGTGTTGGAGGTCTAGGTTTAGCAGCACTCGGTGGATTTGAAGCAGGAAAAGATGACTCTCAAATGCCTGGACCGAGCGGTGAATTAGGTGGTTATCTACAGAGACCACTCTCAGCAGCAGCACTACCCACCCAATACGGTACAGAGGGTGTGGGTGTAGGTGGTCCAGGAGGCATGACTACGGGTAGTGGTATTACAGGTGGTGGTACATTAGACCCAGCAACTGCAGCTTATTTAAGATCAACCATGGGCGACGAAGAATACAGTAAACTAATGTTCCCTGAATTTCAACAAAGACCAACACTAAAAGATGGTGGGGCAATATATGAATTAGACATGCGTGGTGGAGGAGAATCCTCTGGACCAGGAACAGGAATGTCAGATGATGTGCCAGCTATGTTGAGTGATGGCGAATTTGTAATGACTAAACAGAGTGTAGCGGGAATAGGAGACGGTGATCATGAAAAAGGAATTGAGTATCTTTACGCTATGATGAATGAAAATGAAAATAAAGCTCAGCAAATGGGTGTAGGGAGAGCATAATGGCAACCGAAAGCAGTTATCAACGAGTAGAAACTCTACCACCTAATTATCTAGCACAGTTTTACAGCGGTGTTCCTGGATCAAATGTTCCTGGAATTATGCCTTTACTGAATCAAGAACTTGTCAATAGAATGATGGGTTTTGGTGTAGAGGGAGCTAACCCATACACATACTCAGGTCAACGTATAGCAAACTTTACTCCTGCAGAAAGAGAAGCATTCCGTATGACTTCGGAAGGAATGGGTTCTTATGCCCCGTATTTCCAAAGAGGAGAACAAATGATTGAGGGTGGTCTAGGTGCAGCAACAGGTGCATATGGAGACACTCGTAACATGATTGATCAAGCAGTTCAAGCAGGGGAATTAAGTACTAACGAAGCCATGAATCTTCTTAGACAATCTCCAGAAATAGCTGGACGTGCAACCAGAGCAGGAATGGGACAAGTTGGTAGAGCTGGTAGAGAACTTGGTGGAGCTAGAAATGTTTTAGGTGGTTCTATGGGTCGCCTCGGTGAATCAGCTATGGCAGGGTACGGTTCTACTGGTCAGTTTGATCCTAGCGGTATAGGAGGTTTTTATAATCCATTTGAGCAACAGGTTGTTGATCAAACTATGGAAGATGTGCGTAAAGGTCTTGCTCAAGGAGACATAGCACGTAGAGCAGGAGAAGTTGGCGCAGGTGCTTTTGGAGGTTCTCGTAGTAGACTTCAAGGTGAAGAGTTAGTAGATGCAGCAGCAAGAGGTGCCGCATCTCAAATAGGTGCCATAAGATCAGGTGGTTATCAAGACGCAGCACGTAGAGCACAAGCAGCATTTGAATCTCAACAAGCAAGACAAGCAGGTCAAGCCAATTTATTAGCAGGTTTAGGTGCACAACAATCAGATATCGGTTCTAGGTTAGGTTCAATGGCAGGGCAAAGAGCAGGAATGGGAGCACAAATAGCAGGAATGGGTGGCAATTTAGCTGGGCTGTACGGTTCTACTGCTGGAGGAATCGGTAGTTTAGGTGGTAACTTAGCAAATATTTACGGTGGAGCTGGTAGAGATATCTTTGGCTCTGGTGCTCAATTAGGACAACTCGGTATGGGAGCTGGTCAACAGATGGCTGGCTTTGGTCAGGGTGTAAGTGGTCTAATGGGTACAGACATTAATAGAATGATGGGCATGGGAGGCTTACAACGTGGTATGAATCAACGTGCGCTAGACCTTGCTTACGGCAACTTCGTAGGACAGTATAACTTACCTATGCAAACTTTAGGTCAAATAGGTGGTATGGCTAGTGGCTGGGCTCCAGCAATGGGAGGCACAACTCTGCAACAAGGTCAAGCAGGTAACACAACTAATCCATTGATGCAAGCAGCAGGCACAGCACTTACTGCTTACGGAGCACTTAAAGGCTAATGGCAAATCAATACCCTTTCAGACCTTATCCTAACCCTGGAGTTACAACCATCACTGGAGATCCTAATAATCCTTTTGGTGGAACCATTACTGATCAAAATATGAATATGGTTTCTCCTGATGAATCTCCAGAGCAGACTATAATGAGACTAGCTCGTAGTGGTTTGGGTGTGGACCAGATATCTCAAATGACAGGCATACCTCAAGATCAAGTTGCAATGCAAGTTGCTTCAATGACTGGAAACCGTGAAGCGTTTATGCCAGGAGGAGAATTTGGTCAACAAGAAGCACCTGCTGGTATAGGTATAGAATCTTTAGTGACAGATACAAACACACCTGAGATTAGTTCTTTTATAGATGAGGGCAACAGTTTCACGGATCTTGCTGCTAGTGGACTAAACATAGACCTTGACCCATCAAATTATCTAAACGAAGCTCAAACAGTACAAACTTTAGAGACTTTTGGTGTTGATTTAGACGAACTTGACTCAGAAACACTAGACGAAGAGGACGACTTACTGAAAAAAACAGTAATGGCTTCTGCTGCTGGAGCAACAGCTAACGGTGAAGATGATGAAGACGCAGTAAACACGCTCAGCACTATGAGTGAAATACACGCATCTTTTGATCCAAATGATCCAGAGGCAATGAAAGAACAGCTAGAAGTTTATAAAAAAGCAGCGGAAATATTCTACGACACGGATGACTTAAAAGAATTAGTTCCTCAACCTGACAAATCACTACCTTTTATGATAGCAGGAGCTGCGTTAATTCAAGCTGGTGAGAGAGGAGATAGTTGGGGCACTGCTTTGTCTAATGCGTTTTTACAGTATAGTTTGGGAGCCAGAAAAGAAGAAAAAGACTATGAAGATAAAATAGCAGGTATTGAACTACAAGAAAAACAGGATATTAAAACCTTTGCTATGCAACTATACATGGCAGACTATAAAGAACAACAAGCACTAGAAAGAGCTCTCCTCACTAAAGAGAAAAAAGCATACAGAGTAAATAATGGAGCAAGTCCAACATACTACACAAGCTACGAAGCAGATTTAGCGTCAAGAAAAGGAGACAGTGTTGTGCCTTGGACAGCGGAAGACGGAGGAGTAAAAGAATACACAATATTTACCGACGCAGACAGGGACGGTCAACCTGACGCTAATGCTCCTGCTAGAACTCAACTATTGTCAGAAGCAGGTGCAATAAATAAACAATCAGAAGGTTATCTCATAAGAGAAGGCAATCTAACGAAAGATAAAAAACTATACATGGTAGACAATGTGCCAACAATGTATACTACAGAAGAACTAGATGCCTACATGAGCGGGAACCCAAATTCAGACGTTAGGGTGGTTGGTGCTTCTAGTGCTAAAGCAGTAAGAAATAGAGCCACAGGAGAATTAACTTTTATAGATAACAGAGAACTTCTTACTCCTAGAGGTCAAGAAATGTATGTACCTATCGGTCAAGAAAACACAATAGTTTTTGGACCCGACGGTCAACCTATAATGATGACAGGGGATGCTGCTGGTATGGGCACTCTGATGACTGGATCACAAAGAGGAAAAGAAGAAACAAGGGTTCGAGAATTTTTAATAGAGTCAGATAAAAACAGAGACAATATATTAACAACTCATTGGACAATTAAGAATCTTTTAGCAAATCAAGAAGCAGAAGGAAAACCTGTTGTGTTTGGTGTGGCAGGTAGTTTGACAACATTCGGTAAAAATGTAATAGATCAAGTAGATCAATTACAAACAGTTTTCACTGATCCAGAATCTGGCTACGCTTTCTATAATGACGAAAACGGGAACGGTAAAAGAGATCCAGGAGAAACGTCTACCGATTTTAGTGGTTTTGGTCAACAGTTTGAAGACCAAGTAGCAAACACCAATCTAGGAAGATTTTTACAGGGTTCTGGTTTAGGTAAAAAGAGACTTACTAATATGGTCTTAACTTTAGCACTACAGAGTGCTGCTAACGATGACCAAAAAGGTCGAGATATTTCTGATAAAGATATTGAACGTTTTTTAACTAGAGCAGGTGCCTATGCAACTTCACAAAAAGAATTTATTACCGTGATAGATGATTTAGCTCTCGGTGCGATTCGTAAACATGAAAGTCTAGTAGATGCAGAAACTAGATACGCAGCAAGATTAAAACTAGATCCAGAAACAGAAGAAAAAATGACAATGATTGATTTTCTATACCCTAACTTAATTGAAGATCAAAAGAATCAAAAACCATTTAGAGACGCACCATACAACATAGGTGAATTAAAAGAACAATTAATAAACTCTACCTCAGGTATGGGAGGAATTAACTACACAGGCAGAATGACACCCCCCAACGTTCAGGAAGTGGCTGTGCTTCCAGGAGGAGGGGATCCTTCAGGACGTGGCACAGATACTATTCATGATCTTTGGATGGACTTTAAGGCTGCGGACGATGGAACAAGAGCAAAGCCAGATGATGAGTTTTCGGAGTCTCAGATTAAGTATCTACAAAGACTTAGAAGACAGATGGATCCCACAGATCTGGCAAAATTTCAAGATTACCTAAATAAACAAAGAGGTACTCCCTAATGGCACAAAACGACATAATCGATCTAGACGCTTTATTAGATGATTATGAGGCTGGTCTATTGGCACAATCTGCCGCAGCCCAAGCACAAAAACAACAAGACGAAGATATAGAGTTACAAAAACTTACTGAGTTTGGGTATGTTAAACCTAAAGAATCTCTCTATGACCGAACGGATTATGAATGGAGCCCTAGCCAATTTTCTGGGGTTACTGCTTTGATGAAGGACAACTTTGCAAAAGATCAAGCACGTAGAGCAGGAATAATGGCAGACGACCCTTATGCTATAGAAAACTGGCTACCTGAGGCAAGTCCTCAACTTAAAGCTGAATATACAGGCGTAGACTTTACAGCAGGAGCACAAGGCGACGTCATAAGGCAAATAGAGTTATTACCAGCAGATGTACGAAGTGACTCTAACTACGTGCAACGTGTCCTACAAAAGAATTACGCAGAAGATCATGATATCCCACGTACCTATGATTATAATGTAAGAGTAGAGCCTAACACTGGGGATATGATTTTTAATGACCCTTTAAACAATAATCAACCCACCGTTATCAATCCTCCAGGAATGAACAAAGGAGACTTTCTTGCGTTTGCTGAACCAGTAGCAGCGGAAGTGGGTGCAGCAATTGGTGGTGCTGCTGCGGGAATTTTTACTGCTCCTGTTACTGGCGGAGCAGTTAATCCTGTTACTTTAGGGCTACTTTCAGAAATAGCAGCAACGTATTTTTGGAGACTTAACAACCTAGAATACTTAGACGAGCAAGGATACCTACCAGAAGGTTATGACATCAACACAAGAGCAATGAAAGACGCAGGCATGACCGCTGCATTTAGTGTTGGTGGTGTAGGCTTATTTAAAATACTTAAAAGATTAGCTGGTGTAACTAATTTACCGTCTAAGTTTTTGATTAAAGAAGATGAATTTTTAGAGTCTTATAAAAAATTAGAGGAAGCAGGTGAAGACGTAGCTGCTATGACTTCTCCCCAAGTTTTAATTCGAGGCGCAGAAGAAGGCGTTGATGTCAAAAGTCGAGCAGCGGCAGCAGAAGCAGGGTTAAGGGACGAAGCCAACATCGGCAGTAAGCAAGGACAACAATTGAGCGAAAAGTATGGTGCTCAAGAAGACTATATAAGAGAAGCAGTAGATGAACCATTCACCGCTCAAGGTATTACAAGAGAAATAGTAGAAGAGGAAGCAGGAGCAGGTGCCCGAGCAACCAGAGGAACACAATATAGAGAAGCAGCACAAGAAACCTTAGAAACTAACCCTAGATTAGTAGAAGCAGAAAAAGCAATTACCGATTTAAACACACAATCAGACAATCTTTTTAGAGGTATCTCTGACGGATCAATTGATCCAAATCTTGCAGGAAAACAAATAAGAGAAACATTTGAAACAGCAAAAGAAACAGCACAAAAAACTGTTGACGAAGCCTACGAAGAAGCTACAAGACTAGCTGGGTTTAAAGGCAATATGAAACCTTATGACTATACTCCATTACTTAAACCAGCTAGACGCTTTAAAAATATAATGGATCAACAAGCATTTGCAGATCCTAGGAGTAAAAGAATAATTGCAGATGTGTTAGCTAGTGTAGAAAGTGGAGCTAAAAAATCTCATGATGCTTTTAGAGGTGATCTAACAAGTCTAAGAGGCATAATAAGAGCAGAGAGGTTAGCAGGAAATAATATAGAAGAGTTAGTTAAGTTGCAAAAAGTTATGGAAAGTATTCGTGCTAAAACATTAAAAGACTCAGGTAGCCCTGATGCGTTAAGGGTTTTTAATGAAGCCGAAGCAGGTTACCGACAATTAATGGAAAGGTTTAACAATGATCAAATAGGGAGAATGTTAAATCTTCAAAGTGTGAGTAATACTGCGTATAGACAAGGAGACAAAACCGCTTATAACGGTTTTATGAATTTTTTAAGAAACAACATCACTAAAAACGCAGACGGAACAATTAGCTCTCCTACATACATAGACGATGTATTACTTGATCCTACACACCTAGACGGTTTGTTAGGGATAAAGGGTGGGTTACGTCAAACATATATGGACAAAGTGATAGACACTACTGGAGATGTTTTTAAACCTAGAAGTCCTAAAGCTCATGCAGATTTTATGAGAGACAATAAATCATTATTGGAGAAATTTTTTACAGAAGATGAAATGGCAGAGTTTGCTAACGCAGGTAAGTTTATTGAGAATTTTAAAGCTAGAGAAAGAGCTTTAGCTCAAACAAGAGACGCCATACTCAGGAACACTAATCTATCAGATATAGCAGGTAACTTTAAAACACCAGAAGATTTATTTAAAAACACATGGACTCCAGGTGGATTCACAGCTACTAAAGAGTTGTTTGATGCGGTTACTACTCACGGTAGTAAAGATTTAATAGACACTTATAAATCCTATATCTTTAAAGACATAATGGACAATACTTCAAGGCAATCACAAAGTCTTGGTCAAAAGATTTTTGATGGTACTAGCTTACAAGACTATTTAGGTAAGCATGGCGATGCCATGGAAATATGGTTCGGTAAGAAGTTTGTAACACAACTTGACGGTATAGCTAAAAAAATTAAAAGTTTCGATGATCCAAAAGTAAGAGCTATGATGGCAGAAGACCCATACATATTCAAAAGTGTGAATTCTTTGGCACGTGCTTATGTTGGTCTATTTACAACTCCAGGTCGTGTGATGACTGCCGTTAAAAATATTGCAGGAGGAGCAGCCGATAATAAAGAACTTGCACTTCTCATAGACCCAGACAAACTGTACACAGCTATTGTAAATAATCAATGGCAAAAAAATCCAGTAGTTAAGGGTTTAGTTAGAGAACTTGGTAGGATATACTATAGGGAATGGGAAGATCCTGATGATGAACTCACATCTGATGTATCAGCGCAAGAGACACTGATGTTTGGTCCAGGTTATCAAATCCAAGAAGAACAAAGGAATTTTAATATCGGAGGACACGTAATTAAAGATTTAGGAATACCGTTAAAATACGGAGTAGGAAAATAATATGGCAATGTTAAAAAATTTAATAAAAGCACCCCCAATGATTGGTGGACAACCAGTTAGTATTCAAAGGTTTACTCCTCCAGGAGACCCAAGAAATAAAAGACCACCCCAAATATTTATAAACGATGGTCCAGCTCAAGACAGCGTAGCTGACCATAGTGTGCCAAGATCAATTTTACCTCAAACTGATGGTGGACGTATACCTCCTCAACCATCAAGAACACCTATGCCTATGGCACAAGGAGCTCCTGCTGGTAACCGTTTAGCAGATATGTATAACCGTGGTCCAGGTCTAGCTTCTTTAATAAACCCAACTCCAGTAAATCCAGGTGGTCAAGAAGATAGACAAAAAATGATGGACATGCAAAGAGAAACATACAGAAGATTTCTTGCGCCTCCTGCTCCACCACCAGGAACACCACCAGTAACACCACCAATGTTACCACCAGGAACACAACCAGGAACACAACCAAACGTACCAGAGTTAGGTGGTGGTTTTTTCAACCGCATACGAGAAAGAGCACTAGCAGCAAAAGCAAACCAAAATGATTATGGAGACGGTCCAGGTAGTAGAATGGATGACAGAGACTTTTTACAAACCGTAGACTATGATTTTGATCCCCGATTTGATCTAGAAGAAGGAATGCCTTCTGGTCTAACAGTAACACCAGAAACTGATCTGCCACCTGTTTTTCCACCACAAATACCAAATTTCCCTGATGGTGGTATTGCTGGACTTCCTATGGGAGACATAGGTGTACCCATAGGTGGTAGAGATCAAATGTTTATAGACGATGGTCCACCAGCTTTTGATCCAACTGGATTACCTCAAATGCCTGTAGAAAGTGGTTATGGAGACGGTCCAGGTGGTAGAATGGATAGTCAGATGCCTGTATCAATGCCTGCTATATCAAGTATAAACGCACCTAACATACCCAACATAGCTATACCCAATATGCCAAACATAAACATACAAGAACTACTTAACATTCCAGGACTTGTGGGTCAAAACAGGGATATGTTAGAAGCCGAAACTGAGCTTAAAAAAATTCCACCTAGAGGTCGTGTAGGAATAAGTAGAGGAAGAGGACCAGGAATGAATTTAGGTGGATTGGTGGGGCTACCTCTCAATAGGTATTAGTGAGACCTATCCCCTTCAAACACACAAATAAATAAAAGCCCAACGTCTGTTGTGTTATAAACTCGGTGGAACTCTCCATCGTTAACACAAACAATATCTCCTTCGGTAACTTTAAATTTTTGGTCATCTATTTGCATCTCACCCTTTCCTTTTATAAAAAAGTAAACTTCTTCTTGGCCTTTGTGTTTGTGTCCTGTGGTGGATTTTTTTGCTGTTAAAAAAGTACTGCTCAAGACTAAACTGTCTCCAAATCTGTTATCAGTGACTATGTACCTTTCGTCTTCTTTGACTACCTCTCCACCAATATTTTTTACGGTTACTTTTTGCACTCTATACCAGCCAGTCTTTCCATTTTTCTTCCCCAAGTACTGTTTGAGCAATATTTTGTTTCATCCTTAAAGATTTAACTATTTTTTCATCTACTGTTCTTTCACAGACTATGTCTATATAAGTAACTTTATTTGTTTGACCTATACGGTGTGCTCTGTCCTCTGATTGTAGACGTTTTTCAAGATCATAGTTATTAGAATAATATATAACGGTGTTGGCTGCAGTTAAAGTAATTCCATAACCACCTGTTTGTGTGTTGCCTACAAAAAATCTTAATGGACTATCTGGGTTTTGAAACTCATTGATAACTTCTTCCCTACGTTCTTGATTCACGTCTCCGTGATATGTACCTACAGATTCTTCTCCATAAACTTTAGCCAGTTCTCTTTCTATCTTTTGAATATCGTGTCTATAGTTTGCCCAGATAATTACTTTACCATCAGTTTCTTCCAAAATTTCCATCAGTTCTGGAAGTCTTTGACTCGGTAACTCCGTTAGACCTCCACCGTCAAGTCCTACAAAACCACAAGAAACTTGATGTAGTCTTACTATTTGTGTTATCAAATGGGTTATTGTTACTGTACCTTTACTCAAAGAAGCCTTCGCCTGCTTTTGTAAATCTTTATAAACACGTTTTTGTTCATCAGTCATTTGAATAATTCTCTTGAGATAAACTTTATCTGGTAAGTCTAAACAGTCCTTTTTTAATACCCTAGAGCTAAATTTAAGGAGACTCTCGTTTAATTCTGTAAGGTTTTTGTACCCTATTACCTGCTTAAACGTCCTACCGTTAGCACTACGGTCGGCTAAATTGGCATATCGAGCCCTAAATGAGAAATAGCTACTAAACCCCAATAAACTAGGATCTAGAAAATACGCTTGACTATAAAGATCTAGTGGACTCTTAGTCACGGGAGAACCAGTGAGTATTCTTTTATAGTATGCGTACTTACCTAAACGAACAGCATTAATTGTTCTTTTAGCTTTGTGGTTTTTTATAGTTGTGCTTTCATCTACTATAAACATAGCTTTTCTTTTAAACAAAAAGTCAGTTACAAACTGAGTGCCTTTCTTTGTGCTCAAGGCTTCTATATTCATTATTAATATGTTAAGCCTATCAGGTTCTTCTGATAAAGTAGCTAATAGTTTTTTATTCTTTTTTGTGCCTGAGTTAGACCACTTGACTGCATGATAGTTTATTTCATCTGGTACGTGGTTCGGAATCTCTTTACTGTACCATGTGTCGTACACCCCTTTAGGAGCTAATATTAAAACACCATTGATTTTTTGTTCTCTGTAGAGATGAACAAAATTATCAATAGCTACTTTAGACTTACCGCAACCCATCTCCATAAACAAAGCAAATTCTTCTTTGTCATAAGAGCTATTTAAAGCATCTAATTGATGTTGATACGGTTTAGTTTTAAATAAAAAGTCAACCACGTTTCTCCTTTCTTAATAGGTTTCCCATAGTATCGTATATATAAGTTAAAAAATAAATACATGTTTTAGCATAATTACCACTAAACCGTCAATACCCTGATAATACTCTTCCCAATACCTTCGCATGTGTCTGTTTTGTTAAGGTTTAAACTCTGATCCTATTACCCTATTACTTAATTTAAAAAATTTAAGCATATCTCCTTTTTAAAATTTAAAAACTACCTATAATAATAGGCGTAGTAGTAAGAGGTAGTGGCGGTGATACCTCAAACAAAGTTCCTAAAGAACACACCGTCATTTTAATGCTAAACTTTTTATTTACTTTCACTTACATTAAAAGTAAAATCGAAAGATAACTAAGAATTAAGAAATAAGAGACAAGAGTTATGAAAGACCCAACAGTTTATATCGTTCAAAAACCCGACGAAAAGAAAAATATAATTTCAGCTCGGGACTACGGAGAGTTCAAGTTTCTCCTACCTGAAAAAACTAATCTAATGTGGAATTCTCAAGAAATAGTTTCCACAATCAAAAAAGAATTAAGATACTTTAACGACAGAGACCACCTACTATTAATAGGTGACCCAGCTGTTATAGGTATATGTACTGCTGTTGCTGCAGACTGGAATCAAGGTCGAGTAAAATTTCTTAAATGGGACAATCGTGAGTATAAATATTATCCAGTAGAGGTGGAGTTATGAGTTTAATAGATAAAATGGAAAAAGAAACTCAGCCAGACATAAAGGCAGAGGACTTAGGAAACATTAGCGACTTAGGTCGTCGTTTAGCAGAACTTGAAGAAAAGATTCAATTAGAAGAAGAACATTTAAAAACACTAAAAGCCGAACATCGTAAGGTTAGTGAGGATTTACTCCCCAATAAACTACGAGAACTTGGTGTTAGTGAATTTAAGTTAGCAGATGGTACAAGTATGTCAATACAACAATACTATTCTGCGAGAATAACCCCAGAAAACCGTGAAGTTTGTTTCCATTGGTTAGAAAATAATGGTTTAGGGGATATAATAAAGAATACTGTTTCGGCAAACTTCGGTAGAGGTGAAGACGAAGCAGCTTCGGAACTCATGACACAGCTAGAAGGTGATGGACACTCCCTAGTTCAAAAGAAGTGGGTAGAGCCTATGACTCTAAAAGCTGTGGTCAAGGAGCAGGTGGAAAAGGGGAACGACCTACCTCTAGAAACCTTTAATGTTTACATAGGTCAGAAAATAAAGGTGAAAAAATGACAGAGAAAAATGAAAAAATGACAGAAGAAAAAGTAACTGAGAAAAAAGAAATAGCTGAAAAGAAAACTACAGCCCTTACCACCTCATCTGCTTTTGAAGAAGATGCTGGTAGTGGGTTGGAAAACCTTACAGCCGAGGATCTTACTATACCACGTCTTAAAATACTTCAAGCGTTAAGCCCAGAAGTTAATAAAAGAGATGGTAAGTATGTTGAAGGTGCTGCAGCAGGGGATATAATCAATACCGTAACTAAAAGCCTCTACACTGAGGATGATGGTTGTGTGGTGCTTCCCGTAGCTTATAAGCGTATGTTTTTAGAGTGGCAACCACGTGAAAGTGGAGGTGGCTTAGTAAAACAACACTTAGACCCTAATATCCTGTCTCAAACAACTAAAGATAAAACAGGAGCAGACATGCTAGAGAATGGTAATTACATTCAAACATCTGCTACTCATTATGGTTTAGTGGTTGATGGAGACTCTTACCAACAAGTAATGATACCAATGGCTGGTACACAATTGAAGAAATCCCGTACTTGGAATTCTGTAATGGCGAGTATAAAGGTTCAGTCTAGTGCAGGCAAAGTCTTTACACCACCATCATACAGTCATAGGTATAAACTTACGACTGTAGCAGAATCTAACGATCGTGGTACGTGGTTCGGTTGGAATATCGAACTAGCGGGAGTGCTTACTGAAGAAGAAATGTTTCTATATGAAGCAGCAAAACAATTTGCAGGCAGTATTAGCTTTGAAAATAGTTTTGGTTCTGCTGAATCAGAAGCTCCATTTTAATTGTAATATAGTTTGGGTGGGGTATTCCCCCACCCTCATTGGAGTATGATCGTTGGAAATAGCGGAAAAACTACATGAAATCTTTCACGGCTCAAGTCGAGCTCACGGTAGTTTTATGGTAGAAAATGGTTCGCTAGGACAAAAAACTCAAGGTAAAGCAAAAACTATAAAAACAATCGGAGCCAGTACCAAACACTGGCAAGATCACATAAACGGAACAGCAGGGTTAGGGATAATACCCATAGACGAAGAGAACTCCGTTAAGTGGGGAGCCATAGACATAGATATATACTCCCTTAATCTAGAAAAACTTGTTTCAAAAATAGAAGAATTCAAACTACCTTTAGTAGTCTGTCGTAGCAAAAGCGGAGGGGCACATGTCTTTTGTTTTCTAAAAGAAAAAGCACCAGCAGCAGACATGCAAGATAAACTTAGAGAAATATCAGCAGGGTTGGGTTACGGTGGTGTAGAAATATTTCCTAAACAAAGAGAAGTTTTAGTGGAGCGAGGAGATATTGGTAGTTGGTTAAATATGCCATATTTTGAGGGGGATGAATCCTTAAGATATGGATTTGACACTAAAGGCAAAGCCTTGTCTTTAATAAATTTTATAGACTTTGTTAAAGAAAGATCTATAACCCACGAAGAACTTGTAGAACTAGAAATTCCTATTCTTGATGATATAAAGGATGGACCACCGTGTCTTCAAGTATTACTTAAACAAGGGTTCCCGAAAGGCACAAGAAATAACGGTTTGTTTAATGTAGGTGTTTACCTCAAGAAGTCTGACCCAGAAAACTGGCAAACAGAAATAGAAGAATACAACCGCAAGTATGTTCACCCACCTTTACCTGCCCAAGAAGTTTTAACACTCATAGGCACACTTAAAAAGAAAGAATATAATTATAAATGCAGCGATGAACCCATTAAGTCTTACTGTAATGTAGCTAAGTGTCGTGGCTGTAAGTTTGGGGTTGGTGGAGGCAACACTACTCCTACTTTTTCTAGTCTATCTAAATTAGACACTAAACCACCCCTCTGGTTCTTATCTATTAACGATAAACGCCTTGAACTAAACACAGAACAGCTCCAGAATCAGCTTAAATTTCAACGTTCTTGTATGGAAGTACTCAATATGATGCCTCCACGTATGAACGACAGAGCATGGCAAGCATTGATACAAAACCTTATGGATGGTGGAATGGAGGTTATTGAGGTTAGTGATGACGTTACCATAGAAGGTCAGTTTATGGAACTGCTAGAGTCTTTTTGCACAGACATGGCTCAAGCTAATACCAGAGATGAAATCTTGTTAGGCAAACCCTACACAGAAGAAGGTAAAACATATTTTAGAATTAAAGACTTAAAAGACTACTTAGCAAAACACAGGTTCACAGATATGCAGGTTAATCAGATAGCTTCTAAACTAAGAGATTTAAAAGCTAAACATAAATTCTTTAATATTAAAGGTAGAGGAACTAATGTTTGGTATATCAATGAGTTTAACTATAGTGAAGAAGATAAAGAAGGACTTGATACTAAGGACTTTGGGGAGAGTGATCTGTAATGTGGAACGTGGTACTTGGTCCACCTGGAACTGGTAAAACTACCTACCTTTTAAATAAGGCAGAAGAATTTTTAGAGTCTGGTGTGAGACCAGAAAAATTAGGGTACGTTGCTTTCACTAAGAAAGCTGCCAACGAAGCACTAACAAGAGCGGTAGAAAAGTTTGGCTATGATCCTAAAGAGTTGGTTTATTTTAGAACACTTCACTCTCTTTGTTATTATTGGCTGGGGTTAGGCAGAAGTGATGTAATGGCTAGAAGCAATTTGAGAGAGTTCAGTAAAACAATAGGTGAACGAATAGGTTCGGCATGGGATGGTGAAAACCTTATGGCTTTAAATAGCAAGGGAGACACCATGTTGTTTTTAGAAAACATGGCACGTAATAAGTGTGTAGGGTTTAAAGAGCAGTGGAACTATGCGGACTCCAATATCTCTTGGCTACATTTTGATTGGTTTATTAAGAACTATAAAAATTATAAAGACACCAATTTCTTAATAGACTATACAGATATGTTAGAGATGTTTCTTGATTCAAAAGGAAGTCCAAACCTAGAGGTTTTAATAGTGGACGAAGCCCAAGATCTTTCTGCCCTACAATGGAAGTGTGTAGAAAAATTAGCAGAAAATGTAGAGCATGTCTATATTGCAGGAGACGATGATCAAGCTATTTATAGATGGGCTGGTGCAGATGTTGAACAGTTTATAAACTTAAAGGGCAAAACCACGTACTTGAAACAATCTTATCGTGTGCCTAGAAAAGTACACGACATAGCATTAGGGGTTGTAAAACGCATAGGTAACAGAAAAGAAAAAGTTTGGGAACCTAAAACTGAAGAAGGGTCGGTTAACTATCACACAAGTTTTGAACACGTAGACATAACAAGGGGAGATTGGTTATTTTTAGCAAGAAACAATTACTTACTAAACGCAGTAGAAGAACACTTAAAGATTAATGGTAGGGTTTATCAAAAAGGTAATAAATCCTCAGTTTCTGAAAACTTAATTACCGCTATTAGAGATTGGGAAAGTTTGCGTAAGGGAGCCTCTATAGAGGCTGGAAGGATACGAAAAATATATGGGTATATGAAGGTGGGTAAAGGCGTTAAAAGAGGCTACAAGACGCTTAAAACGGTCAGAGACGACCTTAATTTATCCCTTAAAGAGTTAAAAGCTGACCATGGGTTATTACTTGACTGTATTTGGCATGAATGTTTTGATTTAATTGGTAATACACAAAGAGAATATGTCATATCTTGCCTAAGACATGGGGAAAAACTATTTTCTTCTAAGATAAGGTTAAACACAATCCATGCTGCTAAGGGTGGGGAGTGTGAAAATGTGGTACTACTCACAGACTTAGCTAATAAGACGTGGGAAGAACTGTACCGTAGTCCAGATAATGAATGTAGAGCTTTTTATGTTGGTGTTACTAGAACCATAGATAATTTGCACATTGTACGAGGAAAAACTCGTAAGGAGTTTTTATTCACATGATGAAAATTATAAAAGGTGCCTTAAAAGAATACGACGCGAAGATAACCGATTGGGATGAACCAACTATCAGAGTATTTAACGGTAGAGAAGTACAAGGAAGACCCACTAAAGGTTACGGTACAGCAACCTTTGATTATGCAGGCAAAACGTATGAACCTGAACCGTGGACACAAAACATGAGGTTAATAAAAATGGCAACCGAACTATTAGTCTACAAAGAACTTGAAAAGATTGTACGGTTTAATTTTTGTTTGTGTGGTTTATACGAAGACGGTGATTCTACCATACCTCACCACTCTGACACAGTTCCTACTTTAGATGATTTAGTAGTAGGTGTTTCTTTTGGTGCTGCTAGGATACTTCAGTGGCGTCAATTTGGTGAGGACATAAAAGAGGAAAGCAACACCAGTGAAATAAACACACGTGGTTTAGCTTACTCTGTGGACCAAACAGACCACATCATCGAGCATGGTGACGTTTACATATTTGATGGGCACTCTCAAATGACCAGTACTCATTCAATACCGACCATAGAAAATGTGGGTAAACGAGTTAATTTGACGTTTAGGACTGGATTGTGAATAAAATTTTTAGCAATAATCCTATACTTTCCCTTTACAAGTAAAGTAAAATAAAAACGGTATGAATATTTTTAAACTAGACAAAACCCCTCAATTATGTGCTCAAACGCATTGCGACAAACACGTATCTAAAATGATACTTGAATCAGCTCAGATGCTTTGTACTACTTTGTGGACTAACGGTCAAAGTGCTCCTTATAAACCAGTGCACGCAAACCATCCTTGTACTCTATGGGCAGGAAAAAGCCTTGATAATTGGGTGTC